GTAACTTCATACCGTTTACCGATAGTCATACTGTTGATAATTCTTGTCTGTTTGGCGGCACAGATTATCTTAAACGTACTAATACTACAACTCAAAGTAATACCAAGAAGTTTACTTTTTCTACTTGGATAAAAAGAAGTGTTGTTTTAAATGGGACAAACAACGCACTTTTAAGTGGCGGCAGCGGCACAGATGCCGGACGAACTGATTTCATATTTACTGCTGGATCTGCCACTGGTGATGGTAGTAATTATGATGCTCTAAAATTTGATATCTATACAAGTGGTTGGACACAAAGAAGAACAAATATAAAACTACAGAGTGTTTCAAGCTGGTATAATGTCGTATTGGTTTATGATGCTGCAAATGGAACAGCGGCAGATACTCTGATTATATATGTTAATGGAACCAGACAAACTTTAGACTCCGCTGCTGGTGTTCCAGATAATCTATCATTAGTTAATGCGGATACTGAAGAAACAAGGATAGGCGCTGATGCATCCGTGACGCCTGTAGAGTTTGAAGGATATATGGCTGAAACAGTAATGTGCGATGGACAGGCATATGCAGCTTCAGATTTTGGACAGACCGATACCTCAACAAACCGATGGATACCAAAGGATGTTTCAGGATTAACCTTTGGAAATAATGGTTTCTATTTAGAATATGGTACAGCGGCAGACTTGGGAGATGATACATCTGGAAATACAAGGGATTTCACAGAAGTTAATCTGGTTGAGGCTAATCAAACAGTAGATACTCCTACAAAGAATTTTGTTACGTTAAATCCATTAGATAAAGACAGTGCTGTCACGGTATCTAACGGTAACACCTACATGGTATCTACAGGCTCTGCTTGGAATGGCATTAGGGGTACTATGTGGATGCCAAATGATAGTTCAAGCAAGTGGGTAGCTGAAGTGACGATCAGTCAATCTCTTGCAGGACAGATTTGCATTGGTCTTGGGTATGACGATACTGATGTTCAAAGTCCATCAGGGTATACAGCTATTGATTTTTATGGATGGATACTATCCACTAGTGGTGCGGTGAGAGTTAACAGTACGACTGCAACAACTCCGGGTAGCTGGACAGTCCCAGCAAATGGCTCAGTCTGTAGATTAGAGTATGATTCGTCCGCACAGACATTAAAGCTGTATGATGACGGTTCCTTGTTAGATACGGTAAGCAATATTACAGCAGATATATATACGTGGTATGCGAGTATTTACAACAATTCTGGTAGTCAATACTGCGATTGGAATTTTGGTTCAAGAGATTTTGCTGGAACACCAACCACAGGCTTCGTTGCTCTTAACCAAGATAACTTAGAAGCAAACACCGCTGGCATTACAGGCTTCTCATGGATCAAGAACCGGGATGCTGCTGATGATCATATACTACAAGATCGTGTGAGAGGGGTTTATCAATATCTTCCATTATATAGTAGTAGTGATGTTGCTGAATCTACAGATGCTAATAGTGTTCAACGCTTCCTTCAACAGGGTGTTCAGGTAGGAAACATGGATGCTGTAAATACTTCTGCTGAATCCCTTGTTCTGTGGCAGTGGGTAGCTAATGGTACAGGTACAACTAATACAGAAGGAACGGGTATTACTTCTACTGTCTCAGCAAATACTACAGCAGGATTTAGTGTAGTTAAATATGTGGGTACAGCTACAGCAGGAAATACTGTTGGGCATGGATTAGGAGCAATACCACATTTTATAATAGTAAAAAATTATTCTTCTACTGGGCCGGGATGGTATGTTTATCATCAAGCTACAGGAGCAACTAAATATATAAGATTAGAAGGAAATTCTACTGCCCAAACTTCTAGTGACTCATGGAATGATGGTAGCCCTGCATTTAGCACTACTACTTTTACAGTGGGAGGAGGAGGTTCATATATAAATGATAGTGGTGACGATCACATAGCTTATTGCTGGACTGAAATAGAAGGCTATTCAAAGTTCGGTAAATATGAAGGGAATGATGAGGCTGATGGGACATTTATTTACACAGGGTTTCGTCCTGTCTATCTTATGATTAAAAACATAGATGCGAGTGGGAACTGGGTTTTAAATGATGCTATTAGAAGTCCATATAATCCTGCCATAAAACATTTAGCCGCTAATTCCGATGCTGTAGAATATGATGAAGCTACTGCTTTAGACATTTTATCGAATGGATTTAAATTACGGACAGGATCAAGTGGATCAATTAACGGTGACTATACTTATATCTACGCTGCATTCGCACAGAATCCATTTGGTGGCAGTGGCGTAGCACAATCGAGAGCGAGGTAAGTTATGTGGTGTGTTGTAAAAGTTAATCAGGTTATTAAGATCATTCCTCATGCCCGTGCTGTCCTTATTAATGAAGTGCAATATCCTCCCACTATTTTTAGTTTATGGACGCTAACGGAATTAGCAAACATTGGCGTTTTCCCTTTGAGTGAGCAGCCTAAAGATGAGAAGCACCACAAGTATCGTGGGGAGCGCTATGACATTCAAGCTGATAGGGTGGTTAAGGTTTGGGACAAGGTAACGGATCGGCCTCTTGCAGATGTTAAGGCGGAGTATGTAAGGCAAACCCAAACTTCTGCGCTCTCGCACCTAAAGCCTACCGATTGGTATGCGCTGCGCAAGGCAGAGACCGGAGACGCTATTCCATCGGATGTCGCTACCTATCGCGCCGCTGTGCGATCTGCCGAAGACACCATCACCAAAGCGATCAAGGCGAAGAAATCAGTCAAGACCATCAAGGCCATGCTGGTTGTTCCTGATGGTGGTAAAGCGCCAATGTACGACTGGCCTGATCCTCTGGAGTAGACTTCTATGCCGTATCAAAACATTGCACTCCGTCCGGGCATTGTGAGGGAGACGACTTCCTATGCCAACGAGGGTGGGTGGTTTGATTGCGATATGGTGCGATTTCGTTATGGATTGCCTGAAAAAATAGGAGGCTGGACAAAGGCATCGTCAGTGTCCTTTCAAGGTGCGTGTCGTTCTTTGCACAACTGGGTGACAGTAGACGGTTCTGATTTGTTGGGGTTAGGAACGAATTTAAAATTTTATATAGAAGAAGGTAATAATTTTTATGATATAACTCCAGTTAGGAGGACGGCTTCCCTAACAGCCGCCGCGCTCGCAACGGTTAACACGGAGACAACAGTAACGGTTACCGATCCAAGTCATGGGGCCATTGAAAATGACTTCGTTACCTTTACGGGATTAAGTGCTGTAAATGGTATTGCCGCAGGTAATCTTAACACGGAGCATCAGATTACAAGTGTTACCGATTCCAATATATACACAATCACTGTGGCCTCCGCCGCAACCTCAACCGGAACTGGTTCAGGAGGCGATGCTTTTACAGCAACGTATCAGATCAATACTGGTCCCAGTTCGACTGCTGGGGGTACTGGCTGGGGTGCTGGTTTGTGGGGCGGTATTGTATCGGGCGCTACGGCTTCTACTTTAAACGGTGCCATTTCCAGCCCAACTTCTACTGCAAATATTACACTGGCATCAGCAACCGGGTTTGATTCCGGTAGTAGCACGTTAAGTAGTACCATTACTGATGCAGACGCTTCCCTTACGATTGCAAGCTCTACGGGATTTGCAGAGTCTGGCACGATTAGTATTAATTCGGAGGTGATTAAGTACGGAACTTTAACGGGTAATACTTTTACGGACCTTACTCGTGGAGTGTTTGGAACTACAGAGGCTGCGCATACTGCTGGTGATACGGTTACATATTTAGGGGTTGTGCTTATTGAGAACGAGTTAATTACCTATACGGGAATTTCTACTAATGATCTTACAGGTATTACGCGCGGGACTAGAGGAACAACCGGCGCTACTCACGCAGATGCTTCTTCGGTTCAGGATGCCCGTACTTTTATTGGATGGGGAGATGCTGCAAGCACCACGGTAACCAATGAATTGCGTTTGTGGTCTCAGGATAATTACGAAGAAGACTTGCTCTTTAATGTGCGTGATGGTGCGGTGTATGTATGGGAACGGGCAAATGGTCTTCTAACTCCAGGCGTTGATATTACGTCGTTGTCTGATTCGAGTAATGCTCCTGTTGTGGCAAAGCAGGTATTAACGTCGGACCGTGATGGTCATGTTATTTGTTTCGGTACTAATCCTATTGGATCATCTACTCAGGACCCTCTCCTTGTGAGGTGGTCGGACAAAGAAAGCATGATTAATTGGGATATTGATACCAGCACTACGGCGGGGGATATACCGTTGGGTTCAGGTTCGACATTTGTAAGGGCGGTGGAGACAAAAAGAGAAATTATTATTTGGACGGATACGGCGATGTATTCGATGACCTTTATAGGGCAGCCAGATATTTTTGGGTTTACCCAGATTTCTAACAACACAACCATTATATCCCCTAATGCGGTAGGCAATGTGGATGATGTGTTGTTTTGGATGGGGCGCGAAACATTCTATAGGTACGATGGTCGGGTTCAGCCTATGTCGTGTCCCGTTCGATTTAAAGTTTTTGGTGATATGAACGGAGATAGATTAAACACAATTTATGCGGGGATTAATTCTGAATTTACAGAAGTTATTTGGTTCTATCCGTCGGATGGCGTTCAAGAAAATGATTCATATGTAGTGTATAACTATGGAGAAAACGTTTGGTATTACGGGAAGTTAGCTCGTACTGCATGGCTAGATCGTGGAGTGCGAACTTTCCCGCAAGCAACGGGGGTAGAGTCTAATCCCTATCTATATAACCATGAGAATGGAAACGATAACGATGGAAGCGCTATTTCTGCTTATGTTGAAAGCTCTCAGTTTGATATAGGGCAGGGAGATGTGTTCAGTTTTGTGGACCGTTTAATTCCTGATATGACATTTAACGGATCAACTGATGCAGATCCTGCGGCTACGTTTAGCATTAAAGCCCGCAACTTTCCGGGTGCAACTTACGACCAATCACAAGACAGTACGGTTACTCGTACTTCTGCTACTCCTGTGCAACAGTTTACAAATGAAGCATATGTTAGAGTAAGGGGACGCAGTGTGGCACTGAAAGTATCAAGTGATGCTGCGGGCGTTCAATGGAGACTAGGTGTTCCGCGTCTAAATATTAGACCGGATGGAAGAAGATGACTTTTACGGCTGGCGTCCCGGTATTCCCGACACCTACTGAGGAGTATGACGCCGCATATGTCGCGGATCTTATTCGGGCATTAAACTATTTCGTAGAGCAGGTTGGTAATCCTGGCCCTATACGTGGGACTACGTTAGTGCTTACTGATCTGCCCACAAGCGGAGCGCAGTTAGAGACCGGGTCAGTTTACAATGACAGTGGGACGTTGAAGATTGTGTTGGCTAATGTTGGGTATTCAGGTTCAGTGAGTGCTTCGGGCGACATTGGCACAGTAACAGTGACGACAAGTTAGGAAAGAACAATGCCAGCACTAGGTGACGATCCCGGCGTAGATCATGGGGCCTCACAAGACCCTGAAGATTGGGGGTCTGATGATCCCGGTGAGGGCATTCCTGCGGGGGTGTTTGATCCTCAAACGGGGACTGCCAAAAATCTTTTTGGCGCTGGCCCTATAGGTTATATGTCGCGCCCTGAGTCAGATTGGGAGCCTTCCTTTTCTTTTAATATTCTTCCTGATGTGCAGCCGTATGGTAGCCACTCCTCTGATTACGGTATAACTTTAGGTGGTGATCCTGGCTATAGAGATTTTGGCTTTGGGGATTTTGTGGGCGCATTCCCTATAGGCCTGACTAGCCTTGTTACTACACCACTATCACTTGCTCGCACTCAAGCTCGCATGGCCCCAGCAAGCAGGTTCCCTCATGGGACTGACCCATCAAAAATGGATTATGGGCGCAAGACTGATTATGGAGTAGATGTCCCTAAACCAGATCCTTTTGTTGCCGAAGAAGAGGACAGGATTAGAAAGGCAGCGCCGTCTCCAGGGGGCGGAGAGATTGACTCGGAAGTTGTAGAACAAGTAGCCAGCGGTCCTTCTGAGGAAACATATTTTAAGGGTTATGACTCTAGTTATGATCCTTACCAGGCAGGGTTTGTGGCCCAACCCGAACTATTTGGGCGCAGAGAAGTCGTTGCAGAAAGTGGTGGTGGCGTTATGAACTTAAGAAACCAAGCTAATCAACTGGCAGGACAGGGGCGTGGTGGCGACACCATGCTCATGCACATGCGCCCTGATGAAGTGGCGGGTCTAGCTTCTCTAGGGGGAGTTACTAGGAACCCGACCACAGGTCTCCCGGAAGGTTTCTTGTTGCCTGCCCTTGGTGCGCTGGGGGGTCAATGGCTAGGCGGTAGTGCGCTTGCTGGATTGGGGGCGATGGCTGCTCCTGTAGGAATAGGATTGGGTGCGGGGGCTGGTCAGGCGCTTCAGAGTCATTTTCTGGGAGAGGATGATCCTTTGAAAAAGGGAATGTTTGCTGGCCTTACGGCGGGATTGGGAAGCGCTGCACTGGGCGGAGTAGGTTCCTTTATGCAAGGGGTGCCAGACAAGGCTATTAGCACAGCCGGAAAAGATTTAGTAACATCTATGGCAGCTAATCCCTATACCACTGCTGGTACTCTTGGCGGCTTGGGGGGGATGGTATCTGAGGCAGCGACAATGCCTGAGTACGGTGGCCCAATGCCAGGAGAGGGAACCTCAGGTAAGAACTTCCGTGATCCTCAGATGGCTCAGCCCAAGACGCCACGTGAGCGTACTGGCTTAGCTCAAAGTGGGGACCTGACTTCTTATGGGTTCCGTCCCGAAGGCTTGTTCTTCGGTGAGGGTGTGTATGCGGAAGACGGTGGCCGACCCGTAACCAGAATGGGTCCCGGCGGTCTTGCGGGTCCAGTTCCACTTGGAATGGCTGCGTATAGCCGTCCTCCACGCAATCCTTTTGGCGGTCATGGTCAAGGTGTGCAGGGTAGCGTGCAAGAGGCTACCGGGAATCTAGGTGAGGCTAACCAAGCCTTACAGGCTGCAACCGATCAAGTGAACCGCGCCATGGGAACCCTTAATCCCCAGCAACAGACTCTTGGGCACGGGATTAGATCGTCCATGGGCGGTAAGGGCGGTGGTAGGAATCCCCGCCGACTCGTTGAACAAATCGCAAGCCCCCTTGGTGGGCAACAGGCGGCACTAGATCAGGGTTATAAGCAGTTTCTTAATGAGTCGATGGGGGACACGCGACGCGGATTGTTGCCGCGTATGCAAGAAGGAGGGATTGCCGGGTTGCCTGAGGGTGGCGGTGATGAGGTTGCTCTTCAAGTTACGCAAGATGCCGTGGATGCGGTGCGTGGTGAGCACCCTGAGCCTGAAATAGCTATTGAAACATTTGTGGCATATTTTGGCCCCGAGGCTTTTGACGGACTGCGCCGCCTAGTTATACAGGAAGAGTCCGCAAGAGGTATGGGGAAGGCTGACGGTCTGGTTAATGGTGACGATGGTGGGCGCGATGATATCCAGCGTGGTACTATTGATGGAGACCAAGAGCTTAATATAAGTGGAGGGGAATATATCTTCTCTGCCGATGATGTGGCTTTATTGGGTGACGGTAACACAGATGCTGGTGCGAGGAGACTGGATCAAGCTAGGGCTAATCTTAGGCAGAAGGCTACGGGAACTACAGAGCGCCCCGCTTATATGGGCGAAGGTGCGGCTGAAGAGATATTTGAAGAGGCTATGATTGGGTGAATGTTTCCATAGTCCCGCCTGATAGGGTTGCGGATTGCTGGGAAGAGGTTGCCCCGCTGCTTCAGCCTGCCGTTGATAGGTCTGGTGGGCGGTTTTTAATTGAGGATGTGTACCATCTGTTGGCTATAGGTGAGAACCAACTGTGGGTTATCTTTGAGGAAGGTGAAATTGTAGCGTGCTGTACTACAGCGTTCACGGAATATCCGCAGAAACGAATGCTGACAGGTCAGTTTCTAGGGGGGCGGCACTTACATAAGTGGGCACCTCAATTAGAACAAGTTCTGGAAAGTTGGGGGCGCGATCATGGGTGTTCAGGCATTGAGTTAACAGGTCGAAGAGGTTGGGTTCGCGTCTTGGGTAAGCTGGGGTGGGACTTAACTTTTTATATAACGGAGAAGAGTTATGGGAAAAGGTAGTGGTGGTGGTGTAGCACCAACTCCTACAAAAAGTACGGTTACTCAGACAAGTCTGCCTGAGTATGCTGAGCCTTATTACAAGGATTTGATGGAAAAGGGTCAAGCAGAAACAGAGACACCGTATACGCCCTATGGCGGTCCACGTATTGCGGGGTTTGATCCGTTACAGGAAGCCGGATTTGGAATGCAGGTTGAGTCTGCTACCGAAGCCCCTACGGGCATGATGGGGGCTAGGGATTATTATTCAGGAATATTAAACCAGCGTTACCCATCTGGTCGTGGCCGTGGAAAGCCGGGTTTATGGAGTGGAGGCTCCTCTCTGTCCGCAGATGTGAGTGGGGGAGAAGGTGCGGATACTGTAGCGGGAAGCGCAGGGACGGATAATCTTGGTGATATGGCTGGGTTAACTCCTTCAGATTACCAACCTCAAATCGGTCCTCGTGCTTTTGAGGCTCAAGATTTTCAAAGGCATGTGAGAAGATACGATCCGTCTCAATCCTATAAGGAGTACATGGACCCGTACCTTGAGGACGTCCTTGGGGCACAGCGTAGGCGCGGGGAAGAGGTGTTTCAAGAGCAGGCCCAGCGTCGAGCAGATGCTCGTGTTGGTCGGGGGACAAGGCGTGGCAGCAGGAGAGCAATAGAGGAAGCTGTTCAGCGCGATAAGTATGAACAGCGAATGGGGGATTTAGAATCCAAACAGCGCTCTCAAGGTTATCTGGCTGCACAACAACAAGCTAGAGATCAGTTCTTAAGAGACCGCGCGTCTCGCATGGAAGCGGCCCAACTGGGGGGAGCCGAAAGATTGTCGGAGGCTCAGTATGGTTTACAGGCTGCTGCCGCTGCGGCTGGCCTTGATCCACAATTATTTGCCTTGCAACAGCAACAGGCTGGAGCGTTGCAGGGAGTGGGTGCTGCCCAGCAAAAAATGGATCAAGCTAACCTTGATCTGGCTTATCAAGACTTCCTTAATCAGAGGGACTTTGATCGTAGACAGCTTCAGTTCATGGCTGGACTGTTGCAGGGAGTACCTGTTACCCCACAATCCGAGGTGTACCAGTATCAGGCACCGGGATCGTTTGGCGGTCAAATGGCTGGCGCTGGTCTTGGCGCTCTCGGTGCTTATAAAATGCTTACAGGATAATGTGATGCCAAACATTTTACAGATGCAAGAGATCCTGAAGACTGTTCCTGATCAGCGTTTGATGCAGGAGATGCAACAGCCAACAGGGCGGGCACCAACATTTTTGGTAATGACCGAACTTCAGCGGCGCAAGAAAGTTCGTGATGAGTACCAAGGCCGTGTAGAAGAAGAGCAAACCACGGTAGTTGAAGATATGGTGCGGGGTGCTCCCCCTCAACAGCCACCTGCGCCTCCCGGTGGAATGGCGTCTTTAGCCCCACCGCCTCCCATGCAGTCCCAAGCTCCCATGCAACCTCCCGGCCCGCCGCAGCAAGCAGGTCCTCCCATAAGGGCCGAGAGCGGGGGAGCTTTGTATAGGCAGGCAGGCTCAAGTGGCGGCATTCAACTAAGCAGTGATGATATTGTTCGTCTGGGAAAACTTGTAGAAGGAGAAGCTGGGAATCAAGGGGATGAGGGAAGAAGGGCGGTTGTTGCTGTTGTTATGAACCGGGTGCGGTCTCCACATTTCCCCAATACTATTAAGGAGGTTATAGAACAAAAAGGGCAATTTAATGCAGTAGATGATAGAGGTGGCGGCAAGGTGGACGAGATGCCGGTTGCATCGTCAGGAACAAGGAATGCGGTATTACAACTGTTGGCTAGCCCCCAAGATCAAAATCCTGTTGGTGATGCT